CCACATCGACACGTTATTTCTTCTCCTTTAAAGGTGGCAAACCCCTCTTCTCCCGATAAGAATTAGTCCTTTTTTCTGATAAGTTTGGTCGTTTTACTTTCTTACCTAATATCTTTTTTACTCTATTTATTATCTGTTTAATGATTGGCTTGACGGCCTTCAATAATATTGGTGTAGATAGTGCAGCAGTTGTAGCTACAAGAGTGATTGAACCCGTTTTGATTACTTGCGGAATCGTAGGTATCGCATCAATTATCTGTTGTTGAACATTTAATTTTTTATATCTAGTTACACAACGGTTTCCGACCAATTCATACTTGATAATCTGTTTAGTTCCTTCTTCTACCTTTGTACCGATCTCAGGCGCACCATCGGGAGGACACTCTTCTGGCTGTGCTTCTGGCACTTCTGCTGCTGGAGGGATTTCTGGCTCTTCGTATCGTTGAGGTTCTTCGTCTTTTATAGGGACAAGCTTATGAGGTTCATAACTCATAGGCTCATAACTTGGTGTCTGTGCAGGACACAAGATTAAATTATGTTCTGGATCGTTATTAATTAAGGCATCATTTTCAAGAGTTCTTCTTGCCTTTACACAAGGCATCTCAATCACTGGAAACCCTATCGGTACATTGATTGGTACGCTTGGAGCATTAACAACAGGTGCATTAATTACATAAGTATTGACAGGTTCGACCCCAATAGCAGGGATTTCAACTTTAGGGATCAAAACTTAGGCAAACCGATAGCTTTCTTCTCTTCGTTCTTTTGCTGTGCAGGACTTAACGCTCCAGTAGGTAAAGCAGGTCCAGATAATCCAGGCATTTTCATTGCACCCATTACCTTTTCCATTGCTTTATCCTGAAGCATCTTTTGGTTGTCTTCATTCGTTATCCATAAATAACCAAATACCCCGCCACCAGTTATTGCTGCTACAAGCACAAAAGAGATTACACTGATAATGTTTAGAATCTTCTGCATGGTACGAGAAGCAATTTTAAAAGCTGTAACTCACACAACTCTAATCCTTTTCATGGGATTAGTCGCATTGTTACCGTTACACATGGTACTAAAAATGCAGCTTAATTCGCTCCCTCAATACGAAATCCAAAGCTAAACCGATTACACGTACTTCCAACACAATGCCAAAAATAAGGTTTTGTACCAGGAATATCAAACTCTCTAATGGTTAATCCCTGATCATCAAAATCAGTAATAATTTTACGTTTGTCCTGATAACGGAAAAAAGATTGATTAGCCATATCTGCATAGACCATATATAACCTCTTACAGGGTTCTTGATAATTTGTATGCCAACCCATATAACCCGTATCAGGATAATAGAAAGACCCACTCATCGAAATAGAGGAGGATCGATAAATTTCTTTTAATATCTTGATTAAGTCTTCTTCAATAGTTGAATTAGCTTTTATTAGATACTTTGAAAAATCTTTTAGATTAGTCTTCCCATCTGCTGTATTAGTTATTGAACTTGATAGTTTCTTTTGATTTCTTAATGCCTCCTCATTGATAAAAGTTGCAGCATTATTTACATACCTAACATTAATATTTGACTTTATTTTTAAGACAACAGGCTCTATTAATGCGTTTATTTTCTCCTTTATTTCAAGAGAGAAAGGATTACGAAGAACAGTCAAGAGGCAGGAACAAAAGATCCCTGAGTCGGAGTTTTTTCTTCTGAAATTTTAAGTTGTAATCTGTTTTCAATCGCTGTAACTGTATCCGTACCAAGGACAGCTTTCACATCGGCAATAATATCTGCGATTGTTAGTTCCGTTCTGCTTGTTAGGGAGCTAGGTCTTGTTAAAGGACAAGAACCATAACTAGAAGCAGAATACGATCCATCAACTCTTTGAACTGTGTAATGGGCTGTATGAACGAACCCATCACTGAGGTCATAGTCTGTATTAGCTAGACCCCAAGATGTAGTTGCCATGATCAGAAAGGCTTACCAACAGCAGTTGTTGCAGGAGCAACAGCAGCATCAATCGCAGCTTCTACAGCAGCAACGCCGTCAGTTCCTAAAGCAGTTTTGACCCAACCAATGCAAGTCGCAGCATCTAAAGAATCGTAAGCTTTGAAGTCAGAAGGAAGACTAGAAGGCTTAACGAGATTCACTTCACCTGTTTGTCTTGAATCAGGTGCTTCTGTGTTGTCAGAATCATCAATCGCTTTAACACGATAGATAACCTTATTCACATGTCCATCGGAAATGTCACGTTCCATCGTGTTCACTTCCCAAACTTTTACAATTGCCATTGGATTAAGTTGTTTAGTTAGAGTTTAGCCCTCTTGAGGAGCTTCAGTGTCAACAGTCACACCTTCTTCTTCCTTAATCATCTGTTCTAGTTCTGCATATTGTGCATTTTTAACAGTGAAGTCAGCATGAACTTGTGCTTTTTCATTTTCAAGCTTCTTGCTTTCTTCGGCAAGAGTATTGAACCTATCAGCTAAAGCTTGTGCTTCTGCTTTACGTGCATCTCTGCGTTCAATTAAAGTGGACATAAGAAAATGTTAGATAATAAAAGTTTAAATGTTAACTCAGCATTGAAAATTACGGGTTACGCACCCTCCAATGCTGCTACTTTTGCGGCTAATTCCTGTACTGCCTTAATCAAAGGTGACATAAATTCATTATATCTAAGACCATAGGAATCATCTTCTTTAATAAATCCAGCGAAGCCAGAACTAGGCTTACCAATATCATTCAAAACAGTTTCGATGTCCTGTGCAATTAATCCATAATGTGTCCTAGTTTTGTTATTAAATTTATAAGAAACAGGATTTAATTTATTGATAAAGTCTAATCCTAAATCAGAAGCAACAATTGTATTCTTTTCATTTCTATCTGATGTTTGAATTGTTCCATTCGTTGCATATACGTCATCCCATTTTGCACCATTTACACCACAATCTCTGTCGTTACTAGTATTATCAGGTCTTATGTCACCATAAAACAATACCCCCGTATTATAAGTTTTAAGTTTTTTACTATTGTCATAATATAATGCTACTTCACCACTTGGTTCAGCTAATATCATTTCTTGACCGCTATAACGAATATTTATAGTTCCGTTCATAGTTTTTATGACATTTATCGTTCCATTATGATAAAGCTGTAAATCATCACCCGTCCCAAGGATAACCTTGGCATTATCTGGCATATCTAAATTATCACTCAACGCTATCCTTCCCGTAACTTCTATTCCACTAGAATCTGTGTTTAATTTGAGTGAATTATTATTATAGATCTGCACCGCACCATCATCATTACAGTTAATAGAATATTCACCAGATTTAGCTTGAATATAAATATTTCCACCATCATCATCATCAACATTATTTCTAATAAATAAATGATTTTTCTTATTATCTATGTATGAGTTTGTTCCATTGTGAAATAGGTTTAAGTCTGCGGCATTTCCGCAAGCAAACTTAGGATTACCATTCGCTCCATTACCATCCATAACGAAGTGAGAGCCATTGGTTTGAATCCCATTTGCTATAGTTTCTAGCTTTAATACATCGTCATAATAGAGTTTTACGGCCCCATCACTGGCGCAAGTGATCATATTTTCAGAAGTACTTGAAATTAACTGAATACCATTACCATTAAGTGTTCTAATCTTTAAATCACCAGTACCATTGTCATCAATAAAAGAGTCCGAGCCATTATGGTAGATTTCTAAGTCTTCCCCTGCGCCGAGCTGTAATTTATTTGAATCACTATTACTGTTAAAATTACCTGACTCGTCCCAATGCCAATTAATCGAATTATTTGTATAAACAAATAATCTATTATTACTATTTTGATATTTAAAACCTCCTACAAAAGTATCATCATTATCGCCGAACATTAAATAACAACTTGCACTGGTATTCGTTGTCCAAGCTTTTAGACACGCATCTGCTGAACTAGCATCTTGCTCTGCCTGTACAGTAAGATAAGCATCTCCTGTTGAACTTTCTACAACTACGCCATTTGAGGCCGTTTTAAATTTACGATCATTATTATGATATAAATCTACTGCTCCGTTTGCAGTACACGTCAAATAAGTCTCTGCACCTGCGGCAGTTTTAAAGTCTAAACTATTTCCTCTTAGATTTAGCTCACCTGTAGCGTTATCGATGAATGAATTTGTTCCGTTGTGGTAGATTTTTAGATCATCTCCATTTCCGAAACAGCCTTGACCGCCATCTTTAATAGATAAACTAACTCCTGATGTATTTGGAAGAATTAATTGTCCTTGTATTCTTGTACCAGCACTTTCCGTATTTAACTTCAATACGTTGTCGTAATAGAGTTCACACCCTCCATCATCTATAAACTTAGCTAGATTTTCACCACCATCTTCTCCTCTAAGACGTATTTGATTAGCATCAAGGTATAGGTTGTTATTATCAACTTGTATGAGTAAGTAACCACTAGTGGTGTTTATATGATTATTATTTCCATCATGGTAGATCTGTAGATCATCACCTGCTCCTAGTATTAACTTCTGACTATCAGTTAATATTGATATACCACCGCCAGATGTCTTCAAAGCACCTGTGATTTGAGTTCCCCAAGAAGTAGTCTCAAGCTTCGGGCTGCCATCATAGTAGAGGTCTACAGCTCCGTCCTCTATGAATTTAGCGCAAAATTCACTATTAGAGGAATTAGTAACATCAAGACGACTTGATACAAGTTTTAAATTACCAGTCCCACTATCTTTTATGAAACTGTCGTTTCCATTATGGTAGATCTCGAGATCATCTCCTGTTCCAATTTTTATCCTGTTATTACCAGAACCAGTTGAGTCAGCCATATTTAGCTCATCGCAAGCAACTTGGCCTGTAACAGTAATCCCAATGGTTTGCGTCTCAAGCTTCTTAGCGTTGTCATAGTACAAATCTACTGATCCATCAGTGCGGGCGACCAACATGTTTTCAGTTGCGTCTTTATTCAGTTGAATATTTTCGCCGTTAGTTTGTATATGTAACTGCCCAGTTCCTTCTTCAGAAATCTTACTGTTACTACCATCATGGTAGATTTTAAGGTCGCTACCACTTCCAGCAGCAAATATGCCATCGTCTGGGACACGAACCTGACCATTGTTTAATATATCTAATGCCTTAGTAAGAGTGTTGTTACTTGCTTTAAAGGTCCAAAACTCTATTCGACCTGGAATGTCATCTGTCGCTGGAGTGCCATCCACAGCTCCTCTAATACGTGAGCTTACATTTCCAAGGTCAGCTCCATCAGCTCCACAGAAATTTATTTCTCCTAAATCATCATTATCCTGAACAATTGTCATCGTTCCAACAGACGCACCTCTTGCTTTACCAAAATTCAAAATAGGAGGACTTGTATTAGCACTAAAACGAGAAATACCAATACTGGCACTTTTGTCTGCTGCACTCATTTGCACTTTTGACAGACTATTACCAGCAATAGCTGATGCTGAAGTAATACCGAGAAGCAATCGACCTGAATCAGTTATTCTTGCAGCTTCTCCATTACCATTCGCAAAAAGTAAATCTTGTGGAGGGGTTATTTTTAAATCTCTACCACCGTTCTCTATAACAATCTTTGTTGAAGCAAAGCCATGCCCAGTATCTTCAATAGCGATACCACATCCACCATCGTCAGCTAGATGAATTAAATGGGTAGGATCAGCAACGCCTACTCCTAACCTCGTAGGAATATTGACCCTAGCAGAAGCATTAAGCGTTAATCCTTGAGTTCCACCAGCAGCTAAAGAAACTGTATTTGTACCGCCATAGATTCCTGAATCTGTATCGCCAAAATGAATAGCAGGTGCAGAATTACTTCCAGCAGTCGCAGCTAAAACTCCAGTTAATGTTCCACCAGCTTTCGCTAAATATGTATTATTTGATGTGGTTCGTTCTGCGTCAGTAACAGCCTTAACACCAGCAGGAGTAGTAACTCTTGCCGTATCTGTTCCTGTTGTTGTTTCACCAGAAGTTGCTAACTCTGCAATACCTGCAACTGTTGTTGAAGCTGCTGGAGTCGTAACCGACCCAGGACCAGCCATCTTTACAATTGAATTATCACTAGCCCTCATATATATTCCGAGGCTATTAATATTGGCATTTAATGCCAGTTCCCCTACAGCCGCTAAATGAGAAGTAGTTGGGACAGAATCCTGTACAACGCTGTTTTTCAGCGTGATCTTAATAGCCATAATCTCTAGTGCTTATACAAGCGATGGACACCTATATCCATAGGTGCTTCTAGGATACCAACTTTTCGTTAATACGTCCCACCTGCTATTTCAGAAACATTCTTCCACTGACCATCAGAAGCGTATTCAAAGAATTGACCAGCAGTAGGAGATGCAATGGTGACATCAGATAAATCATCTAAAGCAGAAACAGAACCAGGACCACTCAAAGTATCAACTCGATCCCA